TCGTCACAGCGAGCCGGTCATGGTCGATTACACGCCCTCGAGCGGCAATGTGTCCGCCGGAGCGGTGATCCTCGTAGGCAACACCACGGGCTGGACGTGCGGTATCGCTCACGTCGACATCACCAACAGCACGCTTGGTGCATTAGCAGCGGGTGGCGGCGTCTACGACGTCGTGAACCTGAACAACGCTGCCAACGGCGTCAAAGTCTACTGGGATGATAGCGCCAACAAAGTCACGACCACCTCGACGAACAACGCGTTGTTTGGCTTCGTGGTCGCTGGTGGCGGCGGCGGTGCGAACACGACTTGCCAGGCGTTGCATAAGCCTTATGTCTAATCTGATGCAAAACGCGGCCGGCTGGTTTGCGGCCAGAATGGCTCAGGTCGCCGGAAGGTCTGTGACCTACCGGCGCGGAGCCAAGACGGTGTCGCTCACCGGCTGGGTAGATTCGCACACGTACCAGGTTTACGACGGCGATGGCATTCTCACCAACTACGTCGCAGACGACTGGACGTTTAAGGTCAGTTCCATGTTGTTTGGGACAGAAACAATCATCCCGCAGCCAGGCGACAGGATCGAGGAAACGCTGAACTCAACGTCGCTGGTCTGGGAAGTGATGCCGGTCTCCGGAACAACGCCCTACGAGTGGCTTGACACGTCGAACACGATGGTGGTCGTTCATACGAAGCGGCTGCAATGACGCATGGCACTTGCAAAAGCGGACAGTTTAGCACAGGCGGTCGTCGACTCGCTCAACGCGAGTTCGGGACCGCTTCTCGGGCTGTTGCCGGCCGCAAGGAAGCATGCGTTTGAAGCGACGCTTGAAGAAGTGGCACGACTCAATAGTGCCGACCGGCTAGCACCGGTGATCAACGTCATTCCTCGTGCGGAGCGGATGGTAAGAGCGAGTCGTACGAAGTTCACACACGAGTACGACCTCGGAGTTGCCATCCAGTCCTATTGCAATTTTGCCGACACCGACAGGCTTGATGAGCTGTGCCTGCTGGTGGAAAAGATTTGCGACCACATCAAAGCGGCCGGATCACTTGCAAGTGCCTCATTTGTAAAGATCGAAATTAGTTCACTGTTTGACGCTCAACAGCTGCACGAGCGACAGCAGTTTTTCGCAATGCCAATGATTACTTACAGAATTGAGCGCTAGGAGGCCTCGAAATGACTGCTATAACCGACGGAGAACTGATTGGTGCGGAAGCCGTGTTGTCGTACAACACAGGCACACATGCAAGCCCAGTGTGGGTCACGATTACGCGTGCCAAAGACGTCAGCATGAACGCAACCAAATCGACCGGCGAAGTATCCAGCCGATCAAGTCGGTTCAAGTTCAAGCGTGGTGCTTTGAAGGAATTGGCGCTTGAGTTCGGCTACCAATACCGACGCGGAACGGACACCGTCTGGACCATGCTGAACGACAGCTTCGTGAACGGCACGATCAACGAATACTGGGTCGGAGACGGGGCAATCACGCTCACTGGTGCCAAAGGATGGCGTTTCTACGGCGAGGTAAACGAGCTGAGCTACGAGCAACCGCTGGAGGACGCCGAGGTTTACAACGTCAAGGTGGACCCTGCTCCGTTCTACGTGTCAAGTGCCTTGGTCGAACCCGACGTCTATGTCATTTCTTGATCTGAAAGGGCTGCCGAATGGTCACTCAGGAATTGATCGACAACCTGCTCGAGGCTTGCTACTCCGCTCCGCAGCCGCATTCTCATATTGCGGTTGTGGCCGAGGATTTCGTGAGCCTTGTCGACGCTACGCAAATTGACGACGACGGATTTCAGCTGGCCGCATCCCGGCTGCGAGGATGCACTCTGGATGAGCCGTTGGCGTTGGAAGCAAAATCGCTTCAGCGGCTGGTTGAGCTGGCCGCAAAGTCTGTTAAACCGCAACATAAACCTTTTGAATAGCAAGGACACGCTGCCATGTCTTGCATTTTCAAGGATTCCGAGGGACGGGAATGGTACGTCAAGCTGACGGTCGGTGCTGTCGATCGCGTGCTTGACTTGTGCCAGGTCGACCTGTACGAGCAGGACGATTGGGCCAAGGTACTGAAGGATCCTCGGGTCGCTTGCGCCGTGCTTGGCGCGGTACTCTTGCCGGAAATCGAAAAGCGTCAGCTGACGATCTCCACCTTTCGCGATTCTTTGGACGGCGATGCCGCATTTGCTGGCATCGCCGCGTTGCACGAGGCAATCGTAAATTTTACCCCGCCCGCATTGCGGGCGACGCGGAAAAAGATCCTGGAGAAGGTCAACGAAACGATCGAACACCAGGCACAGATGGAACAGCAGAGGCTCAGCAGCGGAGTGATCGACAAACTGATCAAGGCGCAGGTGCAGGCGGAAAGCAAGCGGATTGCAAACGAACTGGAGAGCAGACTCGCGAGCTTATCTGGCGAGCAGCCGGCCAGCTTGGAATCGATCCACGCGACCTGAGCATGCGGCAGCTGACGTGGATGGTGCAGGGCTGGGGCGAGCATATTGACCAGGTCGATCGTGCGGCGTGGTGGCGAACCAGCTGGATCTATTCGCTTACATACAACTGCCATAGCACCAAGACCAAGATCACACCAGCACAAGCAAATCCAAGAGAGAAAAAACCAGGGCGGCGTGTGAGAGGCGGGATTCCGCTCACGCGAGCAAACATCGGCGGCATCATCGACGCACTTGCGGCAGCACGAAGGAAGCCTAATGCAAATCAGCATTTCGGCAAAAAGCCTGTTCTTCGACCGGAAGGAAGTGGTTGAGGCGGTCGGTCGCAGCCGCGTCAAAATTCTGAGCAAAGCCGGCGGATTAGTACGTAAGAGCGCCAAGGAGATCCTGGTCTTCAAGCCGTCCGTGCGAAAGCCGCGACGTGTTAAAGACGCTAAGGTGAACAGGGCAAACGAACTCGCCTATCGCCAAGCGAAAAAAGCGTCTGCTTCGCCTCCTGGTTCGGTGCCTTTTGTCCGGCGTCGGCAGTACCCCAACCTAAGTTCGGTCGTTTACGCCTACGATCCGGGATCACGGTCTGTCGTGGTTGGTCCCATCGAGCGTCGGATCCGGTCAATGCAACGCACAGCACCGGATGTGCACGAACGCGGCGGAAGCGTCAGGATCAACGTCACTGGACGGGATGGAAAAGTTCGCCCGATGACGGCGAACTATCCAAAGCGTCCGTTGATCGGTCCGGCGTTTGAAAGAGTCAAAAACCAGATGCCTGGCGTGATGTCTAACGCGATAGGGCCGTCATGAGTGCAGGATCGGTCAAAGCTGGCTCCGGATATCTTGAGCTGTTCCTCAAGTCCGATTCGCTGATGCGCGGGCTTAAAACAGTTGAGGCAAAGCTACAGTCGTTTTCGACTGCAACCGCTGCCATTGGTGCTGGGTTCGTCGCGTCTGGTGCCGCCATTGCGACGCCACTTTTAATGATGGCACGCAACGCAGCGGACACTGGAGACGCAATTCGCGATATGTCGCTTCGCACTGGCGTTTCCACCGAGGCATTGTCCCAGCTTGGTTACGCGGCTGAGCAGTCCGGAACGGACATGGGTACAGTCGAAAAAAGCATCAGCAAGATGCAGCGTACCATTGCCGGACCTGGCGCGAGCAAAGCGCTCAATTCTATCGGCCTGAGCATGGATCAAATCCAAGGCCTGTCTCCTGACCAGCAATTTGAAGCGATTGCAGATGCGATCTCTAAGATTCAGGATCCGGCTCAGCGAACTGCGGCGTTAATGACAATCTTCGGGAAGTCGGGCACGCAGCTGGCACCAATGTTCGAGAACGGTGCCCAAGGCATTCGCGACATGCGAGAAGAAGCTGACTCGCTTGGCCGGACAATCGACGGCGAAGCGGCGGATGCCTCAGATGGATTTAACGACGCATTAAACGCTCTACTGAGCACATTTAAGAGCATGCAGTTTGCCATCGGTGCCGCGTTGCTGCCGGCCCTGACAGACGTGATGGCGGTAGCCACGGAAATCATCAAACCGATTGTTGCGTTTGTCCAGCAAAACAAGCATCTGGCAGTCATCGCACTACAGGTCGCGGCGGGCCTGGCGGCTGTCGGCGTGGTATTCGGAGTGGTTTCGGCGGCTGGTTTTGTGCTTGCCGGGGTGGCCAGCGGAATCATTGGATTATTCGGAGTGATCGGGACCGCAATTGCCTTTGTCCTGTCTCCGATGGGTCTTTTCATCGCAGCGGTTGCCGCAGCGACATTCGCTTTCGTCAGTTTCACGTCTACCGGACAATCGCTCGTTGACAATCTTACCACTGGATTCACGAGCCTGTTGTCGCGTGTGCAGCAGGTTTGGCAGGGCATCAGCGACGCACTCGCCGCCGGAAATTTCGCACTCGCAGGCCAGATCGTCATGGCGGGGCTTGAGACGGCCATCCTCACCGGGCTCGCTGCCATCTCGGAAATGATTGGCGGCGTGTTTGGCGATGTGTTTGGCACGATTGCCAGCAAGGTGCTGAAGGGTGACTTGCTGGGCGCATGGAACACCGTCGTGCTTACGATGACCAGCACGTTCGCGTCATTCGTCAACGGCATTGTCGGCATGTTCGCCAGCATGGCATCGTCGATCATTAACACCTGGTCCTCTGCCGTCGAAGCCATTGCCAACAAAATCCTAGACATGGCGTCGCAGGGCGGCGTTTTTGGCAAGGCATTTGAGGCCATCACCGGCGTGAACATGGCCGAGGAAAAAGCGCGGGCCGAGCGTATGAATGCGGAAGCACGTCGTCGCGGACTCGGCCAAACGGACTTTGCAGCAACGACAAGATCAGCCGTTGCAGACAACACTAATGCGATGTTCCAGGGCGTCAGAGATGCCATCGACGGCGCTGCGAACGTCGCACAGAGTGCTGCCGATAGCGCCTCCGCTGCTCTGGAAGCTGACACCGAAGGCGGTGCGTCAGCACTGAGTCAGCAAGCGGCAGAAAGCCAGGCAAGGCTCGACGAGCTTCTGGCTCAGGCCGCAGCGGAACGCGAAGCAGCTGCGGTCAAAGCCGAGCAGCAGGCGGCGGCGACGCAACTTGCAGCACCCGGATTGCTGAGTCCCGCTGCAATGACGTCGCTGGGCACATTCAGCGGAGCGGCTGCCGCTGGGATTGGATTGGCGGCACCGTCCAACGACGTGCAGGAACGGATGGCTGACAGCCTCGAGCACCTGGAAGAGCTGCAACAGGAAAACAACGACCTAATCGCCGACAGCGGAGCGGAGTTCGGTCCATGAGCGGACAGGTATGGGCAAGCTGGGAAGGTGGCCAACAGACGGCAACCGTCGACAAAAAATCGACGCAGACGGTCGAGGTGTTTTATCAGGGCGATGATGACGTTAACGCCGCATCGTCCGCAATTTCTGTCTGGCTTAATCCGACTGTTCCGGATCTGTTCGCCGCATCCGGCGTGCTCGAGCTACAGCGGTTCGGGCCGGTCAAGCGCATCGCACCAGGCATTTTCACGGCGACCGCCACGTACGCGGATCCGGAGGGATCTGGCTCTGGCGGTCGCGGCGGCCAGAACAATCCGCCGGCACTCGGTGAGTTCAAGATTGATTGGGACATTTCAAGCGTCACCCAAAAGCAGACGTTCTCCAAGTCCGGCAAATTCGCCAGCTTCGTGGATCCTGCGTACAGCGATCCCAATCCGGACGGAGCCATCGGCGTCAAAAAGTCGAGCAACGGCAAGATCAGCGTTGAAGGCGTCGAGCGTCGCTATCCGGCGATGAAGTTCTCGGTGAACATGCGAGTGCCCAGAGGAGCGATCACCGGAGTCTACACACGCAATCTACGCAAATATATGTTCCACCGGAACGATGCGCCATGGCTCGGGTATGCCGCCAAGGAACTGCTGTTTGTCGGCTCGAGCGGATCGCAGTCCGTGTTTGGTGACCCAGAAATCAAGTTTGATTTTGAGACGGATCAAACGGAAGTGATTTCTGGACTGGGAAGCATACCGGACATCACCAAAGGCCCGCACGACTACCTCGATGTGGTCTATGACACGGCGGCCGATGACACGTCCAAACAAATGATTTCCAGGCCAATCGCAGCTTACGTGCACGAGTTTTATCCCACCGTCAATTATGTCGCCCTGTTCGGGTTCGGCCCGTAGGAGAATGCACCATGGGTATGATCAACGATTCGATTTACATCAAAGGGTCGCTCACCGCAGACGCCATGGTAATCCCGGCAAATTCCATTGCCGACGCGGCCATCCGCAGCGATGCCGCAATCACGAGAGACAAGCTAAACAAGGAAACTCTTGCGGAATATCCTGTCGACTTTACTGCGGTCAGGGTATGGGATGCGATGCACACGGTGCTGCCTGGCACCTCTTCGTCCGACGACCTGGCATTAGTCGGCGGCACGTTTGGCACAAACTCGCCTCGCCTGCGGACCTACGATGTCAAGGCAGCTGGCAGCGTAACGCTGCGGGCGAGGTTTTTACTTACGATGCCTGTAGAGTATGTCGCAGCTGAGCAAGTGGTGATCCGCGTTCGCGGCGGCATGAACACGACGGTCGCCAACACGACCGCAACAG